CCTCGACAAATGACGAATCTCTAAGGGCTGTATCCGATGCTTTAGGTGCAGATATGACCTCTGAACAGGCTGCAGCAGTAGCTGACATGTTTATCCTGCCTGCAAGCCCGACACAGTTCAAGTATCTGATGCAGGCACTAACCCCTGCGAAAGCTGATCAAAAGGGTACAGGACGTATTAAGCTCCGTAAAATGGCTATGGAGATGGCTGAAAATCCAGAGACTGGTTTCAAGATGAACATCTATGAACCTGATGCTGAATTCATCGGTGAAGAGCTTATCAGTAAACTTCGTGAGGCTAATGCCTTCAACCGTCAGTTTAAGCAGCGATATGCTAAAGGTACGAAAGCACATAAAATTGTATTCAGTGGTGCAGGTAAACCCCTGAAGTCTGCACTGGCTGCAGACGAAATCTTTAAGGACGTAAACAAGTACGCCAAGCGTGGCGATGTTGCTGAAGTCATGGACGAAGATATTGGCGACGAGTTGGCGCGTCTCGTAGGAGGTCATTATGACCCAGCTACAGACCGTTTCTATTTGCTTGAGGGTTCTGAAGCTGCACAACTAGCCAAAGACATCGTTAAGACACACGTCAATCGTGCGTGGATGCTTTCAGGTCCGGGTCGTGAACTGGTAAATCGTGCAGAGCGGGGCCACCTGCCTCTGGGTACAGTTCTGTCTGCGGACGGCGTACAGCGCATCAAAGACCTACAGACTAAAGCAGGACCTACAGAGTTCCTTTCGGACTCTGACCTCCCTGCCTACGTGACAGCGTTGCAACGTATTCCTACCTACAAGCTGGATGATGCTGGTAATGTTGTAATGGGAGATACCACTGAGTTGTTGTCCTCTCGTGAAGTTGTAGAGGCCGTTGATTTTGATCTGTGGTCTGGTGTCAACCTTGCCAAAGGTGAGCGCATCTCTGTGTATGGTGACGCAGTATCTGCGATTGCTGACCAACAGAAAGCTGCAATCCAGAAAGTTCGCCGTAGCATCACTGCTGCGGAGCGTAGTAAACGTAACGAAATCCGCATGGGTATCGGTAAGATTATCAACTCTGGTACCGACCCTCTGGGTAAGGGCACTCGTGCCACGTTGTATCAAACTGCAACGAACGACGTGGGATTGCTTCGTCTCAAAGAGTATCGTCAGTCACTGGACGAGGATGGTGTAAAACTATTCAACCAAGAGATGGCTGACAATCTTGCTCATAACATTGCGATGCAGGTACGCACAAAGGGCAGCGATATCAACATCGACAAGCTAGAAAGCCTGTTGGATAACCCCGGTTTGAACGCTGCCATCGACGAGTTTGGAGGCTCCCAAGCCATCCAGAACTATCGGGATTTGATTGAGTTGGCTCGTCACACGATGGACCGCCCGAAGTCTACTCGCTTCATCGGCACACCACAGCCCTACGGCTTGGATGCTGAACTGAACAAGATTTGGGCTGTGTCTCAGGGTCGTGGTAGCTTGCGGTGGTTTGGTCTGCAACTTCTGGTACGTCAGGGCCGTCAAATGGACCTGCAAGCATTCCGGTCTATGTTGTCTGACCCTGAGGTTGGTAGAGAACTTATCAACATCATCAAAGAAGGCCGTCGTCCTACTGCTGAACGTACGAGCCGCATTATGGATACATACCTTACCTACTCCGCTCGTGACATCGTTCTATACGGTGAAGAGGGTGTGTATGGTACACCTGCTGTAGCAGCAGCCCAAGAAATCTTTGGCGGGGATATTCGCGCCTCAGAGGAGATGGAAGCACGTTTGGGTGAATCTCCGTTCAACCCAGAAAGTGTTACCCCCATCAAGTACGGCACTAAGTCGTACCGCAACGAACTTGATAGAACAATGAACATGAGAAGGGGAATCCGATAATGAAAACCTACAATAATGGTCCCAAAGGCATGCGGTATGGCGGCACGACCCGTAAACCGATGATGTACGGCGGGATGCCAAAGAAGCCCAAGAAGAAGATGATGGGTGGTATGGCAAAAAACTCAACTAAAATGTCAGCAGGCAAGCAAATGACCCAGCCTGTGCAACCAATGAAGATGGCTAAGGGCGGAAAGTTCCCTGACCTGACTGGTGACGGCAAAGTCACTCAGGCCGACATCCTCAAAGGTCGTGGCGTGAAGTCCTAAAACAAAAAGAGCGGGGTTAACCCGCCCACCAATAAAGAACCCCCGTTAGGCAAAACCTAGCGGGGGTATTTTTATGCGCCGAAGTATTTGCGGATAATTTCTATCTTCTCATCCGCTGCCGCAATCTTTTCTATCTGTGATTCTACAGCTTCTACAACATCAGGGTGTTCCCCAATACCTACAGAGTGCTGTATGTACACGTCTATGTTCGCTCTGGCTACAGCTATTTCGCCTTTGAGTTTCTGTTCGAGTGCTTCTAGTAACATTATCGTAACCACCGCATAAGAGCTCTCAGCACACGTAGCTGAAGAGTTTTCAAGTACTTGCCACGTGGCATTGTCCAGCCAATCAGTACGCCCATGATAGCGAACTGTGACGAGACAAGAAAGTTAATCAGTGTGTCCATCGTCTTTTCCTTTACGAGATGTATCCGTTTGATTTGTCCATGATCTCGTCTCCTTTGGCTTTGAGGTACCGAAGGAGGGAGGCCACTTTGAATGTATCGGAGAATTCTGGTACGGATTCATCCATTGTTTTGGTAAAAAGGTCCGCATCCACATAGTCCATCTCCATCTTCACGTCTCCTGTACGGGTCAGTCCCATACGTAAGGAGAACAAGTCATCTATTTTAGTTGTTCCGCGCTTCATGCTACGTCCTTTAGTTCACTGATTGCGATGTTGTAACAGTCGGCACGAAACGTGTAGTTGTTGTCGGGGTCTGTGTCACCCCGGCTCCAACGCTTGGCTTTGTCGTAGAAGTCCTGTTTGGTAATGCTACCCAGAATCCAAGCGCGTTTGAAGTTATGCAGGATACGTACGAATACGTACTCGTCACAGTCCTGCTTGCTACCGTGTGCAGCAACGGAGCAGTCATAATGAAGTCGAGGTTCAGAGTCACACCGCTTGGTCTTAACGTCGATTCTGCGCCCATCATGCACGATATCATAATCGTACGTGTTACTGGGGGAAGCTTGAAGATGCTTCTGCACCAGAATCTCTCCCATGCAACCTAAGACGTTGCTGGTACCGTTAGTGATACTACCATTGAGCATGTTCATCTCAGCGGCCTTCTTACCAGCCTGCTGCATGACTTCCTCTGTAATCTCGACTTCGATCATAACTACTCCGCTGCTACGATATCCACGATTTCACAGGCACCTGCAGAACAAGCCAGTTCCCGGTTACCGTTCGTGGTATCTTCAGTTTCGTAATTTACCATGTCATCCCAGTCGATGTCAACAGGGCATGTCAGGTCCATTTTGATTTGTTCTCCGTCTGTACCTTCGACATACTGGAATTTACCGCTGAACTCTTTCTTGGTGATGTCCTGATATGGTGCCTGCTTGTAGGTATGGTCACTGAATGGCAGGAACGAGATACCACTACACAGGTCGAAGTTCTCGTACACCCAAGCACCAACCTCAATCCACTCGTGTTCTTTAACACTGATGGTCACTGATGGTTTGTGCTCACACCACTCCACAGCGTACAGCTTCCAGAGCTCCAGCTGTTCGATAGCGGTCATATCATTACGGCACGATGCACCATCAGGAGAACGTGTCAAGAAGCTGAACACCGTAGTGTTGTCTGGTTTCATCAAATCCGGCTCATGCGGTACGCCCTTGTCCTTGAGGAACTGCGTCAGCGGGTCTTTGTTGTCCCCACGTACGGTACGCACATAGTACGGATTGTGACGGGCGTGGATGCCACTAGAAGCGTCCACCAGCTGTGATACGGTACCTGACGGCTTCACACACGTGATAGCAGCAGACTTCTCAATACCAATCTGCTCTGCCAAATACGCGTTTTGATCAACGGCGTTTTGCTTCATTTCACGCAACCAGCGCACAGAGTCGGTAGTCTTGGACAGTACACTGTGGTCCATGATTCCTGTCAGAGACACGCCTAGCAGCCGCTCTTCCTCAGTATTCTTCTTCCAAATCTTACGCAGGTACTTGAAGTTTGTCATCGTGCTCTGGAACGTACCCAGCGTGGTAGCAAGACGTACCTTGCGATTAAGGTCTTCCAGCGTGTCCGTCGGACGTACGACAACTTCAGACAGGTTACAGAACTGATACGGGCGTAGGATAATCTCACTGCACGGGTTGCACCCAAATGCGTGGTTAGAGTCCCGACGACCATTCTCATCGACCTTCATCTTAGCGGCCTCACGGTTGAAGATACCGCGCTCACCACTCTTACTGTCGTACAGGGACAGCCATTCTTTCATGAACGTGCCAATGTCCGGCTTCTTGTCGTAGGCTACAGAGTTGTTAGCCAACGCCCGCTGTGCGTTGTTCTCCCACCAGTTACCTGACTTGGCATGAGACATCTCACGATTTGACAGGTCAGACAGGCTGATGAGGGCGGAGCGACGCACGCCACCCACCACAACAATCTCACCAATCTTACACATGATGTCGTGACATTCCAGAGAAGTCAGACGACGGCCAGCAGCCTTCTTGAACAGTTCGATAACAAAGTCAAACAACTCGATAAGCGGCTCAGGACCAGACGCACGACCGCCCATAGTCTTGAGGCGGGTGCCTGCAGGACGTACAGCAGAGATGTCAACAGACGGAATCTGTCCAGCGTACAGCAGAGAGATCATCTCACGTAGCGAACGCGCCCAGCCTGCACGACTGTCAGAGACATGTACAACGCTAGAGGACTTCTCAAAGTGTTCGTTGACGACGGGCAGTTCACCGACGTGTTTATCCTCAACAGAGAAGCCCACGCCAGTGCCGCACATCAGAATGTACATGCACTCGTCAAAGGCACGAGGGCTGTCTACTGGCAAGTACGAGCAGTTGTAGCCCACGATGTTGTCTCGACCCAGAGCCGGACCTGCAGTCATCATAGCACGCATAGACGGCATGATGTCCAAGTTCAGAACAGCCTCCTCCAGTTCCTCGCGGAACTTGGGGTTGAGCTCGTAGTTATGATAGTGACCCAAATGGTCTTGCATGTAGTCGAAGTACCGCTTGACGGTCTCTTCCCACGTCTCGCGCCGCTTCTCCTCAGGAAGCCAGCGGGCGTATCGTGATTTGTGAATGAACTGTTGATATACAGTAGGTAGTCGGTTACTTAGCATCTCTCTTCTCCATTTCTTGTATCAGCTTGGTGAGGTACCACTTTGCTTTACGCAAGTCCTCCACACCATTTTTGTAACGGTAACGCCATAGGTACTTCATGATATTACCCTGTAGATAATACTGAAAGCCGTCACCCAATGCGGCCTCTATTGCGTCAATGCACTCAACACCTGCTTGGTTGTAGTGCGGCGGGTTGTTTACGTTGTCATCCAACATATCTTTATACCACTCAAAATTCTCAAACTCATGCGTCATTGTTTCGGTCCAAAGTCCACCTTAATGATATTGTCAGGGTCGTCAAGTTCTACCTCACTTGAGACCCCGAATCGGTTGCGTGTCTCTACAGCTACCATACCCGCCGTAAAGATACGCTCTGGGTCAACGTTGAGAAGAGCCAACAGCCCTTCGATAGCAACCTCACCGGGGTGTGGATAGCCCTCTTCATCTTCAAGACCTTCTGTTGTGTCGTACACAATTGCTTGAAAGCCCTCTTCATTGGGACGCAGAATCAGGTAGTAACGGTCAGGTAGTAGGCTCTGCTTCTCTACTTCCATTTGTAATTCATCATCAGTCATTGAACCACTCCTCTGGAATGCTACCCTCTGCCCACACGAACTTGTGACGTTCGCACCAGTCGGCGTAGCTAGTTTTGCTCCCTTTACGTATCTTGTTGCGTGCTCGTTGGAACACGAACCGGATATCAATCTCAGGGTTCTGTTTCTTGATGAGCAGGTGCTTGGCACGGTCTGCGGTATCAAACTTACCCTTAGCCTCTACAAAGAAGCCATATTCCGGAAACCAAAAGTCGGGAGTGTAGTTCTTGATCTTCGGTTGATACTGTATCTTTTGTGCTTCGTACTCGAAGCTGTGTCCGCCCTGTGCCAGCTTACGGGCAAGGGACAGTTCAAAGTCGGAGCGGAATCTGTGTCGTCCACTCACGATGGCAACTCCACTGCTGGCGGCGAGTTCGTTGACATCAGGTGCTCGAACCTTTTCAGTGCGTACGCGGCCATCGTCGGGGAAGACTTTTCTAGACAGATAATCTGGTCGTGTATTGCGCGGCTTGGAAGGCATACAACTCCACCGTTGTTTGTTACGTAGTTTATCAGTTGGAATTCGTATTCGACGACACGTATATCTCGTGCCTCAGTGTTGTGAGACAGGGGAGCAGACATGCCCTCCTGTAGGTACCGTTCAACAAGAGTAATCGGCAACCCCTTAGCTGTGTTCCTAAGGTGTACCACATCCGCTGAACCACCCTGTTTTGTGGCTGATTCGATATAGACGTAGTACACATTAGGATTCAAGTCCATCATAGACGGCTTGAAGGTATCGTATATGATAACCGACATCAGACCACACTCTCGTTCTTGAGGGTCGTATACCACGCCCCCGGACGGCTTTGAGCCCGTGATGTAGCCTTCGGTGCAAACACAGCTTTAGGCCAGCACTTAGTCTTGTGACCACAGAACCCACAGGTGCGATGCAACAGCATGTTGCCCGTAGGTTGTTTACGGTGCATCTCGCGTTCTGGACGAAATTCTTTTCTGAATGGTTTGTCAGACAAGAGGTACTTGGCACGAGACACTGCGTCATCTATGGCTTGCTTGCGGTCAGCTTCTTGATCATCGGGAGCATGACAGATTGCCCACTCTCCGTTGTTCTTGTTAACCACAATCCAGCCCCCAAAAGGCAGGCCAACAGCAGTAGCGTAAAGATAGCCCTGCATAATATAACCAAAGGTGTCTTCCTCTTTGATTTTCTCGTACCCGCCGAAAGTGCCGAACTTATGGTTAAAAGCAAAATCAGACGCTGATTTGATATCCCAGACTTTCGGTCCAGTACCGTCGTCCATAATGAGGTCAAGGGTGCCTTGAATTTTGATTTCATCTGTCAGGTCCAGTTCTACTGATTTCTGCAGTTCAATGATGTCTATGTCCGACAGGCGCATAGCGAGTACTGCGATAGCTTCAATCATGTCCCCGTACACGAAGCGCATGAAGTTGGTGTAGTCCATAGGTTCCTTCTCACCAGCAAGGTCCATTTGCTGTTGACACAGAGGACGACCCAGCCCCGACATACGAAGCTTGGGCTTGGATTCACCCCGATTGAATTGTTTGTCTATGGCTTGCTGAACCGCCTCAATGAACTCCTGAGACGCTTCGGGCGGGAGCGTAACTTGCCCCCGCCCGGCTTGTTCTAGCGTCGCCTGTACTTTAGGCAGCGTCAGCATCTTCGAGCTCCGCTTCAAGAGAAACGTCGGCTGAATCTGCTACGAGCTTCTGCGACTCACGGAACTTCGTGAGAATGGAGTCATTGTACCCCTTGACTGTCTCAAGGAATTTCTTGATGAGTTCCATATCGTCCTTCGACAGGTTGTCGAGATACTCAACTTGTGCAAAGGTCGGTGTCCAAAAAGTCACGCTGCCCATTTTGTTGCGCTTAGTACCCAACTCGAATACCGTCTTCTGCATAAGCAGTTTCTGGCGTGTCAGGTTATCAAGTGCTTCACGTACAGGACGGAAGCCTGACTTCTTGAAGTACGCTACAACTGGCAGGTTGTCGAGTTCGACATCCGTACCGCTGGCATCTTGGAAGGTGCCGGAGATTGTACCGTAGATCACTTGGTTGCAGACAACCTCACGAGACATCAGTACTCGCGGGTCATTCTCACCCAAGCTGGCTTCTTCGTCTTTCGACAAGCGGCCACACTTTTCGCCACCCGAACTATCGGGGAAGCGGTCACCCAAGCTGGCGGTCTGCACAGACTGGCTGACGAATTTGCCTTCTTCGCCGTCCCACAAGCTGTAGGTGTACATACGGCTAAACGGACGCAGTGTCAGCTTCTCAGCGTACACAAAACGTCCATCGACCATGACGCGCCAGCTACCACGTGGCAGTGACACACCTTCGTCGTTCTCGTTCTCATAGTTAATGCTCAGACGAGGCAGGCCATTACCTGAGTTGGTAGCAGGCTGATTGCCCTGTCCGGTCAATGCCATCAGAGCAGTTTCGTCCAAAGAGTCCAAATTGATGTTGTCTAAATTTGCTAGTTCATTTGCCATAATTCTATCCTTTCATGGCTGAGTTAACTGTACCAGTTTAAGAGGAGACCACCTCTGTGTCAAGCCAATTGTTTCCCATTTTTAATTCAATGTCGATTGGCATGTCATACTCAATGCCATACCGCTTTCGAGCCTCTTCAGCAATAGACAGCATAGCCTCTTCCATCATAACGATTGCGTTGTGTTCTTCCCCCGGATACACGTCCATGACGATACTGTCATGCACTGTGTTACAAATGACACTCTCCATTTTATTCTCACGGAGAAGGTTACTGAGGCGTATCAACGCGATGGGTAGTAGGTCACCAGTTGCGAATCCCTGTACAGGGTAGTTGCATATGGCAGTGCGGTTTGTGGCCGTACCCCACTTTGTCCACTTGGTTCCGGGGAAGTGATACTGCCTACCAGACGGTAGCGTAATGAATCCCTTCTCCACAGCTTTCTTTTGGTTGTCGTCCTGCCAGTCAGCTACAGCGGAGTACTTGTCCTTAAAGGCGTTGTAGTATCGCTTCTGTGCATCGGTACCCGACACGCCACCATACAGTGGCTTAAAGGTGTGGGCTTTGGCATCCTGTCGGCTACACCCGATGATGCTGGCTGTGTAGTTGTGCACGTCTGTGCCTGCTACCACATCATTATAGATGTTCTGGTCACCGGACAGGAAGCCCGCCACGCGGAACTCCAGCTGGCTGTAGTCACCCTCAAGAATCTTACCACCCTGCCAGCGAGACTCAACTACCTTCCGAATAACAAACGTCGAACCTCGCGGCATATTTTGGAAGTTCGGATTGCGTGAAGATAGTCGCCCAGTAGCAGTAACACACTGCATAAATTCAGGATGAATAAAATCATGACGGTCAAGATTATTAAACATGCCATCGACAAAATTAGAAAGGTATGTGCGAATAGCGGAATAACGAATGTATGCTTCAACGAATTCCCTAGCGTCACCAGAAAGTTCTCCAAGTCTCTGCTCCAATGTTTCTTTGTCAGTCTTGAACCCACCAGCCGCAGTATCCTGAACATTACGTGGGCTAATCTTGAACCCCGCAGTCTGGCCTGTCTCGACGTAGGTCATACCCTTACCGTTACATGCCTTGCATATCCGCACAGATTTGCCCACTGAGCCGTCTTTACGTATCACGGGTATCCGACCCTTGCCTTCGCACTCACTGCACTGTGAGCCTATCGTACGGCGCAATACGGTGGTATTATCACTGACGGCGTACTTGAACTCTTTCTGGTTCATGCGGGGGCGCATTTTCTGTTTCTTGGTGGCACCACGTAGTTCAGTGCCCAGATTGAAGATGGTCTTCCACACGCCCTTGTTGTTTACCTTACGGGAATAGAACAGCATAGAACGATCATCAGGGCTATCAAGGTTGATAGGGGTATCGCCCATTGCGGCTTGAGCCATGCTTCGGAGTCGGAGTCGTAATTCCTCTTGTTCATTTTCAAAGTCCTCTTTGAGTTGAGACAAAGTTTGTCTGTTTATCTTAATGCCTGCCCGCTCGATGTCACACAGGACATCAGTCAGTTCGCAGGACATCATCACGGTAGGTACGAGGCTACTTGTCATTGTACATCCTTTCCAGTGTAGTGCCAAAGGCTTCTGCTTGTTTCAGCGCAATGCGTTCGGTTACGAGTACGTCTTCCTTACCGTACTCTTCTACAATGGCGTAGGGTATCTTGTCAAACGTGATGCCGTCATCGAGATACGGTTGCACAAGGTCTTTCTTCTTGCTACCTACTTCGTACTTCTCAGCTAGTGCGGCGAGGCTCAAAGGCCAGCGACGTGAGCCTGCCAAGATGTACTCACCAATCATCGTGTCGTAGATTTTACCCGTGTAGTTCCAGCCACACTCACGCAACCACATCAGGTCAAACTTGATGTTGTGCCCGATGAGCAGGTCACACGTAGACAGTACCTTGTCCAACTGGGGCCAGCCCTGTGGGGTCTCTCTCTCCTCAGTATGGTAGAAGCACAGGTAATCTACGCTAACGTCTGTGACGTGTTTGTAGCCGACACTGACCAGACGGTTATCGAAGAAGGGCGAAGGTGTCCATGCCCCGTTCGGTTTGTAGGACGCAGTAGTTTCAACGTCGAGTGTTACGATATTCATAGCTTCTCCATATCCACACGTTCTACCAGATATATCTCTACACCGATAGACTTTTGTTTGGGAGAGGGGATGCGGTATATCATCGAACCGTCCTTGCGGTATGACTTAGTTTTGACATCGTAGAACTTTGTCTCTCCGGTGTCAGGGTTGACAGCGACGATATCAATCAGGCCGCTACCCGCCACGTTACTGAAGACGTGCCAGCCTTCCTTCATTAGTTTAGCTGATGCAATCATCTCACTGACTGCACCGCGTGCGTGTCTCGTATCCATTAGTAGTAGAACCCCCTGTGTACGTCGATGTTAGCGTTGATGGTTCCGTGCCAGCCATTGACCTTGTTCTTGGACACGCAGAGGTAGCGCATGTAGTTGTCGTCATCCACCTCGCCTGTCTTACCAATGCCGATGATAACGTCAGCCTCACCAGCTTTACCTGTACGGCTGTTGTCCATCATCGAGTAGTCAATGTGCATACGGTTGTGCGCCTCATAGTTGGCCTGAGACACAGCCCAGAACAGCAACTCGTTGCGCTTGGCAATCTCGCGTGCCTTGATGTAGATTTCTTTGAGGCGTTCATCCCCACGACCAAAGTCACCGTTGATGCGGAACTTATCTAGCTGGTCAGCAAAGATGATGTCCGGCCTGTCCAGCTTGCAGTACTGGTCGAGTTCCTCAACCGATGTACCGACTGAATCCACAACCGTGAGGTACGGTTTGATTTCTTCCTGATACAACGCGGCCAGCTGTCGTTTGTCCCGCACCATCTCCTCACGGGTGAGGCGCAAGTAACTCTGAATGATTCTGAGTTTAATCTTGGCGGCTGGCTCCTCGTTAGCCCAGTACGCCACACGCTTCTTGTTCTTTACGTATGATGCACACAGGTGAGCACAGAAGGTTGTCTTGCCTGTTTCAGGACGGGCAAACAGGATGCCCAAGTTACCTCGTGACATGCCGGGGATGTTCTCCCGTATGATGCCCAAGTCGAAGGGGAAGTCCACGCCCTTCTCTTCCTTCTCAATCAGTTCCATAAAGTCGTCCTCAAAGATTGTGTAGGTTTCGCTACCCTTCAGGGTGTGGTCGGTGACCCTATCGAGTACTTGCTTGATGGTACTGAAGTCCATCGTCGTACCCGTGTAGATGTCAATCGCACGCTCACCAATGACACGTGCTTGATCCCTAGCCCAGAACTCTTCAACGATTGTCCGTTGTAGTTCTAGGTTTGCCTCCTCCGTTGGATTATCCATCCGTTTGAATATGTCGGCAATGTCATCGCGTGATGACTGTGTGAGTGCTGGGTTACCTGTCAGCAGACGAGAATGAACTTCGTCCACAGTCAGGTTGTATTCACCAATGTCGTGACAATCTAGAATCGTTCTAAAAACGGTCTTGGACAGTCCCTCAAACATATCTTCCGATATGATGTGTTTGACACTGGCGTAGAACTCACGATGCAGCAGGAACTGCAGTATCTGTTGTTCCAGCGGTTTTTGCTCTGATGAACTCATCGCGTTTACCTTTCTCCATGTTTTTCAGGTCTTCTTCAAGAATAAGCATCCGGACATCCAAATGTGGTTTGAGTGTCTGGACAGTTTTCAAGCCAAGCTTGGTTGCGTCCTTATCTAACGCAACGTACACGGTGTCGAACTTCTTCAGCTGGACAATGTGTTCTTTGAGCAGGGACGTGCCCAGCATCGCCACACCTGTAACAAGATGGCTAACGCATGCGGCGGAAGCACAGTCCTCTACAAGCACAGCAGTGGTCGAATTCCCTGCGGTGAATAGTTGTTTGGATTTGCCGTATCTGTACCACTTGGGTTGCGCTCCGGACAGTGTGCGCCCTACAGCGTCAACTGTCTTGGCTCCGTTCCGTATCAGGAACACAGCACGGTTGAGACGCTGGTCGTACATCATACGGGTGGTACGATGCAGATAGGCATCCATAACGTTGACTTGCTTCATGTAGCGCATTGCATCATCGCTACGAGAGATGTCAACGAACGTTTCAGGTAACTCAAATGAATTCGTAACCGATTGATTTTGTTGGGGTAAAAAAGTTCCAGTAATGGGAGGAGGCATTGATTGGTTACTGAGCCTCGCCCGCATGCCACCCTTCACTGTACAATCAGCGTGAAAGCATTTGAATATGATTTTCATCCCGTCATTGAAGGCGGAGAATGAATTTCGATGTCCACAAACAGGACAGTCGGAGCGATGTCTGCTCCCACCTTGTATGTTCAGGGACTCGATATAGTCGTGTATCATGCTCATAACGGGGAGCATATGCGACAATGAATTTCGCGTCAACTGATTTTTTTTGTTGACAGCCCCAAAATCGGCATGCTACCTAATAGGAACCCCTTTGGGTAACCCATTGGGTAATTACTTATTAGGTAAATTAACCGTTAATATACCTAATAGGTAGAATAACCGTTAACTACCCTATAGGGAGGATTACGATGACAAACCGTCAAAAGAAAAAACTGAATACGTATCACGCTCGTCTGTTTGAAAGCAGAGAGGAAGGCCAAAAGTGGCTTGACAGGATGCGTGGTAAAATGGGAGACAGTTACACGTATGAACTTGTACGCAACCCAACCTACGAGATGTGGCATGGTAAACTCTACAAAGAAGAAACCGTCTGACCTTGTGCGCCCTATCAGCGAATGCGTTAGGGAAGCACATGATGAGGCAGTAGAAGCTGACTGGAATGGTATGGTCAGTACGCACCTGTGGCACCGCTACAACAGACTGCGTGAACGTGAACTCAGCGGTGAACTCTATGAGGTAATGTTTTGATTGCAGAGGCACTCACCTGTATGGCTTTGAACATCTATCACGAAGCCCGTAATGAAGCTACCGTCGGCCAGCTGGCTGTAGCCCAAGTTGTAATGAACCGTGTGGAAGATGACCGCTTCCCTAACGATCCGTGTTCCGTCATCTACGAAGGCAAGCACTACACAACGAAGGAAGGTAAGACCTACCCGTTAAAAGACCGCTGTCAGTTCAGCTGGTACTGTGATGGTCTGCCGGATGAACCCCGTAACAAGAAAGCCTACGCTGTAGCGTATGAGAATGCCAAGACTGTGATGGAAGGCTACTACTACGGTATTGTAGACGGTGCCACTCACTACCACGCTGACTATGTGTCACCTCGCTGGGCACATCACCATGCTCGGATTGTACAGATTGACAGCCACATCTTC